GGCCGCTGGTTTTAGCTCAGCGGCCATCACTGTAAGAGGGGGAGGAGGGGGAGGAGGAGGGGGCGCAACAGGCTCTGGGGGCTTGGGTGGTGGCCCAGCATTCAACCGAGCCCTGACGGCCTTGTAATGGGCGTGAAGGTCCATCAAAATGTCAGACATTGGTTTCTCCTAATGCGGCAATGATGATGCCGTCGATTTGATCGCTAAATCGGTCGCGCTTGTTGTTGATCTTGGCAATTGATCGAAGGGCTCCCTTCAGAAACTCAACCTCGCTTGCCTGCTCCCATATCTTGTTCTCCAGCTGATCTAGAACCTTCTCAGCCTCAATATATTTTTCGTGCCAGCGCTGCTCTTGTGCTGCGAAATACTGCGCCATTTTCATTTTGGACTCCTTTGATTGCTGCATAGGCGTGAGCCTCTATCTGCTTTCTGGTTTCTTCGTCATGCACATGCTCAAGGGCTATTTTAACAACATGGCCCATGTGTTCAATCATATTCTGGATATAACCAGCCGCCTCAGGGCCGTCAGGGTTGATCAGGATCTTTTTGACTCCGGGATGATACTCCGGGTCTATTTGGTCTCTGGTTGCTGTTAGCTTTTGCTTTATCATTTTTGACATCCCATCTTTTCAGTCGTTTTTTATAATTTGAACTGGTTTCATGCACTCTTCTCTTCGGACGCTTTTTCAAATTCCAAACACTTATGCCCTTGTTTTTGCTTCCAGGTGGTCGACCACGCCTCTTCTGTTCCTTAGGTTTCCTTGGTAGTGATTCCTCAAGAGCTTCAGGTACAACTACTACAGGGGATGTCTTAACAAACAGTTTCTTAATCCAGCTGATGATCATTTTTTGCCTCCTTGGGGGGTAGGTAACAGAGTTTTGCGTGCTTTTCGCAGTATGGCCTGCGGGTTACTATCTCGCAGCAATATTCGGGCCGCGATGTGTCTTTGTTGATGATATAGCGGCATGTTCTCAAATTGAGATCCATGATGCCGTTCTTTTTCTCCATGTTGGGCTCGTTGGGTTGGGGGGAGCCGAAGCTCCCCCTCGCTAGGCTGCCGCCATGTTGATGTAGCGTTGCTTGTATCTTTCATGCTGTTTGGCAAGCTTCACATTCCAACGGTTCCAGCCTGCAACGTGACAAGCCGCCATGCCCCTAGGGTCCTTCACGCCATACTTGATGCAGACCTTCATGTGGGCGACACCTGCCGCGATGTTCTCATTACAATCGTACATTTTGCCGGGGTCAAAACCCAGAGTTCGCGCAGACGAGTCAATCAATTGAAAGACACCCTTTGCGCGGCCATGGCGAGTCTTTGGACCCGTTACATGACACTGATAGCCACTCTCAACCTTCGCGATCTTGAGAGCGCTTGCAACCCACTCTTCTCCGAGCTCTTTCCTCACCACCGTGGTGATCCTGTCAATCACAACCCTCTTTTTCTGAGATGCAATGACCTTTTCAGGTTTCACAAACTCTGTCTTCATGGCCTCTTCGCGCCAGAAAGAACCAGAGTCTTCTTCAGTGGCTAGGACTGGCGATGACAGAAGTGCTAACCCCGTCAAAGTGTACGCTGATCTCTTGAGCATATGCTATTCCTTCGTCTTCAGGCTGCGTTGCCACGGCAGCGGGTTTCTCTCCTTCAATATCGTTCATGGCAAACTGCGCCGAGAACGCAGTGTAGTTTACATTGTCGATGTAGTTGTCCGCAAGCTTAGGGTTTGCCCTGCGTCTCGCTAGTTTTATTGCCTCCATCACCACAGAAATGTCGTATTCTGTGTAATCTTTGCCACTGATTAATGACGCCATCTGTGCAGCATGACTAAAAACATCTTTGATGTCGCCATACATAGCGCCACGATCATTAAGGACAGCTGCGGCTTTGTAGAGTACGTCTTTGTGGTTCATTTTCGTTCCCATTGTTTGATCTTTCCGATGTATCGGCGGTTGAGGGCTACAAGCCCATGCGACTCGTACTCTTTACTGAACTTTCCGGGGTAAAACTCCTCCACAATGATGAAGTCATCATCAATTGTTTCGTTCAAAAACTCCACCAAATCACTGCATGGATATTCAATGATGATTCTATGAATCAGGGCCGGAGGTTGCGCGTCATTACCCCTTACGGGCATGTTCATTATGATTTCAAAACGCATTTCGTAACCTCCATATGCGCCAAATTTCCTGTTCAACATGAGGTTGAATCAAAACTGGCAACGCTTCTAACGCTTGTTTGCGAACCTCCTTTTTCATGTTGAGTATTTCACACGCCGCCTCATAAAAATGAAGCGAACAAGCAGATTGAATAGCCCGTGGCTGTTTTTCCAACGAAGCATACCCACTGAAAACTGAAAAGATGTATTCACTTGGTTTTTTCCAAGTACTCGTTAAAGGCTGATTCGGCTGCATCTACTCCCAACGCGATACACGCGAAGGCTCCCATTGTTTGAGCTGTACGAAGGTAATCCTGTTGGCCTTTTTGCCAGATTGATTGCGTATGGTCTCTTCGTTTGAGCTCGCATACAAAAGCAGGCGCCCCGGGAATAACAACATCAGGTGTGCCGCTTGTCATCCCCTCTGAAGCTTGATGTGCCGCTTGAAAATGAGTACGCTTTCCCTCATTGCGAGGATGAAACGCAATCTTCCCCCATGTCTCTGGGTACCTTTTTCTGATTCGTGCGAAAAAAGTAACCTGTTCAGCATTTTCGGTAGGGCACTGCCCTCGATAAGTCTGATCGCCGTAGACTGGAATGTCACTTGGGAGCTTCATCTTTGGCCTCGTTGTAGGCATATACCTTGAAGTATTCGCCCTGCTTTTGATACGTTATGGTTTGCGGTGTTTCTCCCTTCAACATAGCAAACATATTATAAGATGCAACCTCATTCGCCCATTTTGGATTGCGTGATACCCAAAAAGTAAACCGTCTGTGTGGAGTGATTACAAAAATGCTGTACTGGTCTCTTCCTGCTCGACTGATTGTAGGGCGAACAATGAACTTTATCACCTCGTCGCATTGCCTGCGGTACGGATCATTCTTTTTTTCTTTGTAAGCAAGTCGCAGCTTTTGGTTAGGGTCAACCAATTCGGCTTTGCATTTCATGCAGTAGCGCGCTGCAATGTCGTTCAGTTCTTCACAGTACGGGCATTTTTTGCTGGTCCATCTATATAAACACCTACGAAGTTCACCTCCGTAAACGTGCTCCGCGGTGCAGCGACGACCAAAGTGCGCGGGAATAGGGCCGTATTCTCCATCAACTGTATCGCCGTCTAGATCGCAAAAATATCCAGCTTGATTGATTGCAAATCTGGTTGGATTGGGCCTTGCTCTGAAGCAATTTAGCGCGCTGCAATCTGGGCAAATGCAATCAACTCTCTCTTCTCCAGATTCGTCTTTAGCCTTTATATTTGGGTCAAAAATGTCTCCGTCTGGGCAATGCCGATCTGTGTTCTCGGCATAGTCTAAAACCAAACAATCTTTTTTACCATCATGAAGGCGCAACCCCCTTCCGATGATCTGTTGCATAAGGCCTACCGACTCGGTAGCGCGCATCATAGCGATAACGTCAACATGCGTTGCATCAAACCCTGTGGTCAAAACAGCAACGTTAACAATGTATTTTATTTTCTGAGCTTTGAACGCTTCAAGGATGCGTTCGCGTTCAGTCTTGTGGGTTTCTCCAGTTACGATAGCCGATATCTCTGGTGGCAGGCTAGCCAACACTTCACGCGCATGGCGAACAGTTGCGGCAAAAATTAGAACACCTCGCCGATCTTTCGATTGTTCCACAATATCGTCAACGATGTTTGCTGTCTTGCGCCCTTGCCCATGATACGCGCGGTCAATGTCTTCTTTTGAAAATTGACCTTTACGATCCAGTTTCATCTGCTTCGTCTCGTATGACGTTGCACCTATTTCGCCAATTACTGGAGGGGTTAGATAGCCTTTTTCAATTAGCTCTTGTGCAGTTATGCGATACACACAGCGCGTAAAATAAGGTTCAATTGCTTGTTGCACATCAGACCCATCCGCGCGCTGCTTATATATGTATCCTGTAATCATGCGATACGGCGTAGCAGACATGCCCACAACCCTTAAATTGGGATTGGGAATACTGCTGATTATTTTTTTAATTGTTGGGGTAATTCCATGACATTCGTCAATGATCACCATTGCAATTTCGCTACCAAATTGGTCAATGCTGTTCAGCACTGTCATTGGCGTTCCAAAAACAACAGGATGCTCAAGGCTTTTTTCTCCGACGCTCGCCGAAAAGAAAGACGCATCGCCGGGGTACTTGGCGTGGTTCTGCTCTACAAGCTCTTTTGATGGAGCAATACACAGAACCTTTTTTCCGCTCATGCCAAGAACGGTTTCTGCAAGCGCCGAAATGATATGACTCTTTCCGGCGCCTGTCGCTGCCTCAATCATGCAAGGTTTGGTAATCTTGCAGATCCAGTTGACGATTGCATCGTGCGCTAATTGCTGGTAAGGCCTAAGCATTACGAAAGCTTCCAGTAGCTGCTTTTTTCCCCTCGATATGGCTCTAAATCGAGATGAGGAAGGTACTGTTTTACTACTTTCGCATAGCTAACAGAACCTTCTCGCTCAACATGTGTCAGCTTGCGCCCATTGAACGATGCGTTTTTGCTTCCAGCTATTTCAACCAGCTTTTCCAAGAGCTCTTTCTTGCGTTCTTCGTAAAGTTTGATCGCATTGGTTGCATCATCGTATTCCGCAAGGATTTGGGAAGCATTGAACTCTGGTCTTTTTGGCAAAAGATGCCGTTCTGGGTTTTTGATTTCCTCAAGGTAGTCAGCGTAGAACAAGCGAAGCTTCGAAATGGCGTCATCGACAAATTCCTTATCGTAGACAACTGTTTCTAGATATGTTTCTTTGGGGCTCCATTGATAAAAGCTACACCATCTACGCTCCGTAACATGAAGCTGAAACTGCATCTGTGCGTAATAGTGCATTTGTTCAAGAGCTGTCTTAAATACGCCCTCACCTTTGCGCATACTGAAAGGGCACTTTACTTCTACAAGACCAAACTCTCCAACAAGCCCATCAGGAGACGCGCCAAGCCAATCCCCAACTCTGAAGAAACCGCATGGTTGAACAATGTGACCCGTTTCCATTTCGTATTCAACGATCGCGCCTGCTTCGTTCGCAACCCCCCATTCTGTTGCTACGTTTCCCTTAAACTCTGACTCTTCACCATGATATTCGCGCACCATGCGGCGCATTACATCATCGGCGGTCATGAATGGAGAGTAACCCAAGATCGCCCCAACTGATGATCCTGTTATTCTACCCTTTCGGGCTTTAAACCATTCTGCGCTGCGCTGTTCCATTTTGTGCTCCTTGATGTTGAAGGGGCCCCTTTCGAGGCCCCTGTTTTTGATTAGAAAGGTACATCAGCCATGGGCTTTTGTTGAGCTTTGCGCTCGACACCCATGACCCAATTACCCTCTTTGGTTTCTCCGGTAGATTCGTCTTTCATCTTCCAGACCATCACTTTTATAAGCATCTGCTTACCGCCAATGCACTGCTGCATTACCTCATCAGTCGGCTCAAGTTTCTGTGCAGCCATTTTTCCACCAGCATACGCATCAATGGCAAACAGCATCCGCTTGGCCTTGTCGCGCTTCTTTTCAGGGTCTTTGGCCTGCGGGTTATCATCCGCCACCCAAAGCTTCTGGAAAATTTTGCGGTTCTTGTATTCAACCGGACCGAGAATGGTCCAACGAAGAGAAATAAACCTGTTCTGATCACGGTCTTGGTCCCATTTCGCTTCGTCGATATACGCAAGACATTGCGTGTTGCTTGGAATGGGAGTGATCTCTCCCCCTCCGATCTCAAACTTTTCCGATACTTCGAAGTCGCCTTCACTAAGATTCCAAAAGCTCATTTTAGTGCTCCAATGTAGGCTGAGAGGGGGTTAATACCGGTTTCAACGGTCAAGGGTTCAGTGATGCCGTAGCGGTTCTTGCTGACATTTGCAGCTGTCGCATGAGTGATCAGAATACGAGTCCCGTCCGAGATCGCTTTCTTTTTGTCACCGTCGCCAGTTGTAAAAGTTTCAAGCTTCAAAAACCCCACGATATCTACGTCATCAACGTAAGCTGGCATGGACTTTTCGTGAAGCCTAAGCGTGTAGCGCATATAAGCATCATCGTCTGGTGGCTCGACGCGGCTTGTGTCCGCATGAGCAACGAAGACGGTGTTCATGCCACGCTTTTCAGCGAGAAGGCCCGCTGCTTTACGAACCCTTGCGTGCATCGCCGCGACTGCATCGCGACCAGCACCATATCCCCCTAAAGCCTGTTGGATACCG